AGAGCTAAAAGACGTTTTATAAACTCATTAATACAAGGCGCCGCTTTTAAAGGGGGTCATATGTTTGTTTTAGTGCAAGACAAACTTGATGAATTATCACCGGGATTAACTAATCTTTATGGTACTACACAAGCTTTAATGGAACATTTATATTGGGTTTATCCTGATATGGAAGCTATGGCCGGTGGTGGAGGTGGTCAATTAGGACAAAGTGAAATTGACCCTGAAACAGACCCTCCAACAGTAAAAGCAAGAGCGGGTACTTTTCCATTATTAATACATGAATTAGTTAAAGGTGTTTACGAAATATTTGGAACTCACGGATTACCTGATGACCCAAGACAATCCGAAATGGTTTTAGGAGCTGAAGACACATTACCTGGCGAGATATGGGATTCAAGATTAGGTCCTATTTTTTGGGAAAAGTTTACTGAGGCGTATCCGTTAGAATTATTTGACGAAAATAAAAAACATATACAACATTATTTGTTTGTTAGATTTTCAAGATTATCGGCAAAAGAATTTTTAAAAATTGCAAATCTAATTTTGGAAGGTAAACCTCAAGGAAAAGAATTTATCAAGAAAATGGTTGATGAAATTGTTTCAGATTTGAAAAAACAAGAATATGAACAAAGTATGGGTGGTGAAGATGAAGATGATATAGATTTATCTGATTTAGGTTTCTAACCTATAATACATTACTTTTAAAAAACCCTTATTTATTGATTTAAATAAGGGTTTTGATATTTATAAGAAAAGAGTTTATGAATTTAACAAAAGAACAAGTAATGTTAGAATATGTAAAATGTATGAGGGATACTCCTTATGCGTTAAGAACTTACTTACAAACATACGACAATACTGTTTCAAAATACGTACCATTAGAATTATTTCCTGACCAAGTTTCTTTGTTAGAAGATTATGATACACACAATGAAAATATAGCTTTAAAATATCGTCAGGCGGGTGTAACAACAGTTACTGCCGCTTGGGCATCAAAAAAATTAGCATTTGCGAAGAAAACAAAACCTGAAAAAATTTTGATTATTGCTAACAAACTCGATACCTCACAGGAGATGGCAAACAAGATTAGGGCATTTGTGGGACAATGGCCTTCATGGGTAGGGATTGATTTTGCACCTGAAAAAAACTCACAAAAACATTATAAATTAATAAATGGGTGTGAAGTTAAGGCGGTGGCAACATCAAAAGATGCTCTTCGTGGTTTTACTCCGACTATATTAATATTTGACGAGGCCGCATTTATCGAGGCGGATAATGATTTTTGGGCGGCTTGTATGGCGTCCTTATCAACAGGTGGTAAGGTTATTGTAATATCAACCCCTAATGGTTACGACCAAATTTATTATGAAATTTATGACCAAGCGTTAAGAAACATGAATGATTTTAAAATTTCTGAAATGTATTGGTACAGAGACCCTCGTTACACCAAAGATTTATATTTGGTTAAAACAAAAGATATCATTCATTATTTGTTAAACAAAGAAGAATATCCAAAAGATGATATTATAAGTTGGGAAGATAAAAAATTTTCAAATAGAGATTACAAAGAATTGAGTGACATTATGAGCCAGGGTTATAAACCATCTTCGGCTTGGTTTGAAGGTATGGTTAAAAAACTCAAGTATGACAAACGAAAAGTATCTCAAGAGTTGGAATGTAATTTTTTAGGTTCAGGGGATAACGTATTTGATTCGAATTTGTTACAAAAAATAAAAGAAAATTATATCAAAGAACCTCAAAATAAAATGATGGGGAATGCTCTTTGGATATGGAAAGAACCTGTGGTGGGTCATAAATATGTTATGGGTGTGGACGTAAGTCGAGGAGATAGTGAAGACTTTAGTTCTTTTCAAATAATTGATTTTGATGAAAGAGAACAAGTTGCTGAATACGTAGGTAAACTACCTCCTGATACCATGGCCGAGATTTGTTATAAATGGGCAAACATGTATTCTTGTTTTATTGTGATAGATATCACGGGTGGTATGGGTGTTTCTACCGCCAGAAAGTTACAAGAGATAGGTTATAAGAATTTATATGTTGATGGTGTTGATATTGCAAACAAATGGAAATATGACCCAAAAGCAATGGAAAAAATACCGGGTATAAATTTCAATAATAAACGTGTCCAGATTATAGCGTCTTTTGAAGAGGTTATGAGACATGAATTTAAAATTTATAGTGTAAGATTATTCAATGAGATGAATACTTTTGTTTATATAAGTGGAAGACCTGACCATCAAAGAGGACATCATGATGATTTAATCATGTCAATATCAATGGCGTGTTATGTCGCTGAGTCATCATTTTCAAGTTTAACTAAAGTTACTGAACAAACTAAGGCCATGATTGATTCTTGGTCGGTAAATAACAACAACAATGTAACTGAACAAATATCATTCAATCCTCTTTTACCTAATATGAATGAAAGGAGACAAGATATTGGAAGAGCTAACGTAAGTAAAGAAGATTACATGAAATACGGTTGGTTATTTGGTGTGAGATAATATTTATAAAATAAACTATGGGTTTAATTAGAAGAAAAAAATCGGGTAAAAAATTAAACGGAAGTAAATTAAATGTTCCTGGCCAAGGCATTAGTTCTGTTAAACCAGGTGGTGATAACAAAATTAATAAACAAGGTCCTCAAGATACAAATCCTACAGGACAGAGTTAACTATTTAATTTCAAGAAATAGAAATTAAATTTCTCATATGGAAAATCAAAACAATAATCAAAATAATCAAAATAATCAATTAACAGTTTGGCAAAGGTTATCGAACGCTTTCGGTCCTAACGCTTTATTAAATCAAGATTATCCAACTTACAAATACGATAAAAAGGAGTTACTAAAAACAACTTCTAAACAAGAATATCAAAAAGAATTATTACAGGCTCAACAGACCTATTATTTAGCCAATCAGTGGACTAAAATCGAAAGTAATCTTTATACTCAAGCGGTATATTATGAACCAACTCGTTTAGCATCATTTTATGATTACGAATCAATGGAATACACTCCAGAAATTTCTACTGCATTGGACATTTATGGTGAAGAATCCACAACTGCCGACCAAAACGGTTACATACTACAAATTTATTCAGAATCAAAACGTATAAAATCTATTTTAGCTGATTTATTTAACAATGCCTTAGATATTAATACTAATCTTCAGATGTGGACAAGAAATACTTGTAAATACGGAGATAATTTTGTTTATCTAAAATTAGACCCCGATAAGGGGATTGTAGGTTGTATGCAACTACCAAACATTGAAGTAGAACGTTTGGAAAGAGGTATGCCGTCCAAGTCTCACAATGTTGAAGAATTGCCTGAAAACAAAGGTTTAAGATTTAAATGGAAGGCGAAAGACATGGAATTTAATTCATGGGAAATTGCTCACTTTAGACTATTAGGAGATGATAGAAAATTACCATACGGTACTTCGATGTTAGAAAAAGCAAGGCGTATTTGGAAACAATTATTATTGTCTGAAGACGCTATGTTAATATATCGTACATCAAGAGCTCCTGAAAGACGTGTATTTAAAGTGTTTGTTGGTAATATGGACGATAAAGATGTTGAACCATATGTACAACGTGTTGCAAACAAATTTAAAAGAAATCAAGTTGTTGATAGTCAATCAGGAAATGTGGATATGAGATTTAATCAAATGGCGGTTGACCAAGATTATTTTATACCTGTTCGTGACCCGGCTCAAGCGAGTCCAATAGAAACATTACCTGGTGCTCAAAATTTATCTGAGATTGCCGATATTGAATACATTCAAAAGAAATTGGTTACCGCACTTCGAGTTCCAAAAGCCTTCTTAGGATTTGAAGAACCTGTTGGTGGAGGAAAAGATTTGTCACTAATGGATATTCGTTTTGCAAGGACGATTAATAAAATACAAAAATGTATGATTGCAGAACTTAATAAAATAGCAATTATTCATTTATTCTTACTTGGTTTTGAAGACGAATTATCAAACTTCACATTAGGATTAACAAATCCATCATCACAAGCCGACTTACTTAAAATTGATGTTTGGAAAGAAAAATTATTGGCGTATAAAGATGCGGTGGCTCCTTCACAAGAAGGTATTGCACCTGTATCACAAACTTGGGCTAAGAAACATATTCTTGGGTTTTCTGATGACGAAATTAAACTTGATTTACAACAACAAAGAATTGAAAGAGCTGTTGGTGCGGAACTAATAAACACCGCAACAATTATCACTCATACAGGAATTTTTGATAATATAGATAAATTATACGGTACTAAAACAGGTGGTACTGAAAACGCATCTGCAACTCCACCTCCTTCACCTGATGGAGGAATGTCAGATATGGGTGGAGGAGGAGAAATTCCATCGCCACCACCTCCAGGACCTGAACCTGGTGGAGAAGCAGGTATGACACCTGAGTCAAAATCAAAAGATAATTATAATATTTTACTTGAAAGTGAAAATTTATTATCAGAGGATACATATATTGACCTTTCCAAATTCAAGAATTCTTTGGGTGATATGGAAAAAGAATTAGATAAACTTTTAGGAAACTAATATTTATTAATAAAAATTAAAATGAAATTTGGATTATTAAAATCAAAAATAGAAAACGTGTTACTTGAATCATACAAGAAAAACACGTTTAAAGAGGAAATGAAAATTTTCAAAAAATTAGTTATTGAAAATAAAAACATATCAAAGTTACTTTTTCTTTATGACGAATTAAGTTCTCCAAAAGGATTGGAAGAAAGTATCGCAAGTGAATTTATGTTGGAATCTATTATCAGATATGAAAACCTAATAAATAAAATTGAACCAAAAAAATTAAATGAGTTACAATCTTGGGTTAGTAAAGTAACTTGTGAGAACAAATACAACGATATAGATAATCTTTTTTCTCAAGAAGTTGTTGATTTTGATATTAGACTTAAAAGTAAAAAAACAATTAAAGAAGGATTAAAATCTATCCCAACCACAAAAAAATCTGAAATTAAATTACCGTTATCTACAATGGTAAACGTTGCAAATAGAACGATTTCTAATTACATTGAGACATTAGAAGAATCTGACAAGAAAGAATTAATTAATTTATTATCTTCAGACATCGCGGATTTAGAAAAAGAATTTGAGCAAATAAAAGAAGATGTTGTTAAAAAATTAACAACACTTAAAGAGTCAGTCGAAGATGATGAAACAAAAACAAAAGTTGACGAAACGTTAGAAAAAATTAATTCAGAAAAATTTGACAAACTATCTTATTTCAAACTTAAAAATTTGAAAGAAACACTTTAATCTTTTTTCGAGTTTAATCTTTGAACGTATTTGGCCTTTAAAAGTTGTTTTCTGTTTTTAACAGAAGGTTTCACAAACTCTTTTCTTTCCACCAATTGAGAACTTTGTTTTGTTTTAATAATCTTACTCTTGTACAATTTTAATGCCTTTTCAACAGACATTCCTTTATCAAGTTTAATAATTATCATATTATACAAATATCACAAATATACAAATTTTTTTGACTATGGGGTTATTTATCCTTATTTTTTTTACAAAATAAACTTCAAAAAAATATGGAACGTAATGAAGAAGGGGAAAACCTCAAAAATCACAGGATTTAAGAATGCTAAAGTAACTTATGGAACTGTGGACTCAGTAAATTTAAAATCAATTTATTTAAACATTCAAACTTGGGTAGAACCCATAAAAGACTCAGAAAATTGGCAAAGAGTAGTATTAAATCTCAGTAGAGCTATTAAACATTCAATTTATGAAAAAATAGATAAAGATTATTTTGATGAAAAATTTATTGTAGATTTGGATTTAAGGTCAAGCGGATTGAATCAAGGGAAAAAATCATTTTTAAATTTAGAGATAACTTTGTTTCTAAGGGTAAATGATGAAGATTTCAAATCAAAAAAAATGAAAGACCATCTTATCC